TCTCTGTGGCCTCACTGGCTTAGCTGGAGTTTGAAGACGTTCCCCACACCATGCTCAACAGCCTGACCGACAAGGTCAAAGCCATTTTCAGCCGTAAGCAGGTCAGCGATGACGCGCGTCTCGCGGATGTGCATGAGGCGGTGACCACCGTCACCGAGCAGGTACAGACCAACCTGACCGAGACCGACAAACGTGTCACCGAACTGGAGACCGCTTTTGCACGGCTTAAGCAGGACGTGACCCGCACGACCGAAGAAAACGCGCAGGCGTTTACCTCCCTGAAAAACTCTCTCGATAACACCGAAAGCCAGCGCCAGCCGCGCCGCGAACTTTCAAAAGGCGGTACCGGCGATGAGCTGCTGACCAACTGCTGATACTCCGCCGGGCGTGCTGCCCGGCCTGATACCTATTACCTGAACAGGAATAACCATGCGTAAAGATACCCGTTTCAAATTCAATGCCTACCTGTCCCGCGTTGCGGAGCTGAACGGCGTTTCCACCGAAGACGTGGCAAAAAAATTCACCGTCGAGCCGTCGGTCACGCAAACCCTGATGACCACCCTGCAGATGTCATCCGCGTTTCTGACAAAAATTAACATCGTGCCGGTCGACGAGCTGAAAGGCGAAAAAGTCGGGGTCGGTGTTAACGGTACGATTGCCAGCACTGCCGACACCGCCGGTGATGATGAGCGTAAGACCGCGGATTTCACCGCGCTGGAGTCCAACAAATACGAGTGCGATCAGATTAACTTTGATTTCCATATTCGTTACAAACAGCTCGACCTGTGGGCGCGATTCCAGGACTTCCAGACCCGTATCCGTGACGCGATTATCAAGCGTCAGTCGCTTGATTTCATCATGGCCGGTTTCAACGGTATCGAGCGCGCGGCGACGTCCGATCGGAAACAAAATCCGCTGCTGCAGGACGTGGCGACCGGCTGGCTGCAGAAATACCGCAACGAAGCGTCAGCGCGCGTGATGTCAAAAATCACTGACGAAGAGGGCGCGGTAATTTCCGAGGTGATCCGCGTGGGTAAAAACGGTGACTATGCGAACCTCGATGCGCTGGTCATGGATGCGACCGGCAACCTGATTGATGAGATTTATCAGGATGACCCGGAGCTGGTTGTCATTACCGGCCGTAAGCTGATGGCGGATAAGTATTTCCCTATCGTCAACAAGACGCAGGAAAACAGCGAGTCGCTCGCCGCTGACATCATCATCAGCCAGAAGCGAATCGGCAACCTGCCAGCCGTGCGCGTCCCTTACTTCCCGGCTAATGCCCTGATGGTGACACGTCTCGACAACCTGTCGATTTATTTCATGGATGATGCACACCGTCGCGCCATCATCGAGGAGCCGAAAAAAGACCGCATCGAAAACTACGAGTCAATGAATATTGACTATGTGGTCGAGGCTTACGCCGCCGGTTGCCTGGTTGAAAACATCACGCTTGGTGACTTCACTGCGCCTGAAACACCGGATAGCGGAGAGTAAGCCATGACGAGTCCCGCAGCGCGTCACATGATGCGGGTCTCGGCCTCTGAAACAGCGCGGCGGGCTACTGTCCCGCTGCGCAATGCAACTGCCTATGAGCAGATGCTGGTTAAGCTGGCCGCAGACAACCGCACGCTAAAACAA